GGTGATAAGGTCCAGTCCTGAGTATGCGTTAGAATCTGCGATTGTGATTCGATCTAAGCCATTGACGTTGCCGGGGCACCACCACGCCTCACCGAATAGAGTATGGTCTACAGCGGCTGCGGATTGGTTAAAGGTGCCGTGATTATTATTGCCCGAAAGATCGAAGACCGTCTTTCCCGGATAGGCCAGCCAAGCGCCGACGATACCCTTTGAGACAGGGCTTCTCTGGCTAATATACGTACTGCCGAACATCGGCTTGTGCGGCCGGGCATAGCATATCCCAGACAATAAGGCTATGAGCAATAGCGACTTCTTCATTATGTACCGTTCCCTCTCACTGGATGATAGGTGATTTGGTAATCAAATGTATCTGTAGTCCCAACGGTTTTAACGCCGATCTTGCCATGTGGCGGGGCAGGGAATATCGGCCACGTCTGCTGTAGGTTCGCCCCGCTCGTCGCGTCACATTGCACGGACCAAAACGCCACGTCGTCTAAGTTCGTTCCGTCGTCATAGGATGCGAAGTACGAGATAATGATACTATCTGTAGTCCCTGCCGAATCGTGTTCGAGCGTTAGCCAAATCCCGTAGTATCCGTTGGTTTCGAGGTCAACATCAGCGGAATAGTCATAGGCTTCATCGGCAACTAAATCAGCCACGGCCCCACCATAAGCATTCGTCTCTACCAACGTGACTTCAGTAGTGTAGAGGTACTTGTACGTCGTTGCATACAATATCGTCGTCCACGCGACGAGCAATAGTGTGACCGCGATCAGTATTTTCTTTCTCATGTTATTTCTCCTTAATCGTAATCGAAGGTGATGTCCCAACTCATTTGTGTAATATCTGTATGGGGGGCAGAGTCGAATTGGAAATAGATACATTTTCCCGACGGCACCGTCCCATCCCCCATCGCACTGTCATTTATAACCCCACTGGACGTATCACAGATATTGATAACTGTGGGAGTCCCTAATCCGATAAACGTATCCGCAAACATTAGATCGCCAATTACTTCGTTACCCGCCGCGTCCAGAGTTATTTTTATATTCGTAATTGTGATGGCTGCATCCGTTAAGGGCCATATGCAAACCTGCGTGTCCGCTGTTTGCAACGCTAACGGATCGAAGAAATTGAATCTCAAGTGTTCAGGCTTACCCGCTATGTTCGCGGTGGTTTTGAGCGCGTTTGCACCTAAATTAATACTGTCGGTGAATACGAAATCCGTATTATCGTGGTCTATGGTCTGTGAATTCAATGTGATATTTTCATCTTGGCCCAGAGTGAATCCGGCTGCGGTAACAACGCCAGTGCCAAAGTCTATCGCGTCATTCGTTAATGCGGCTTCTAAGGCTGCCGCTGTCAGTTCGGCGGTCTTTAGGTAGTCTTGAGTCGTTTCGCAAAACGCCGTTGTCGCCAAAGACGTATCGGCATCGTCGCCAGCCGGAGTAGTCGCGGCCGAAGCCCCCATCGTCCAGCCTGTAACTGTAATAGTATCCGCTATCGTCGCCGCATTCCCTACGGACGTGACTTCCCCGGTAAGATTCGCATTAGTTGTAACGGTAGCCGCATTGCCTGTGCATGAACTTGACGTTAATGTGTCGCTTATCCTTGCGTCGGCTATTTCTCCTTCACCGAAGAAGTCTGTGGCCGAGTCGCCGGAGGTGGCTACGGTATTATCCCCAGTATTTGTTCCTGACGTCGTGCCTGAGACAGAAACCGCTCCTGCTCCTATGGTAAGAACTGAGTTGTTCGCTCCGTTGGCGGTAAGCGTGAGCGTTCCCGTATCAACTGTAAGGGCTGTTGTGAGAGTAGCGTTTGTAACGGTAGCCGCATTGCCCGTGCAGGAGCTTGACGTCAGGGTATCGCTTATCCTGTTGTCGGCTATTTCGCCGGCATCGAAGAAGTCTGTGGCTGAGTCCCCTGTGGCAGCGTCAACGGCAGTCAAATTAGCCCCACCACCCGAGAATTCGGCCGCCGTTAAAGTGCCGGTTGAAGGGTTGTAAGTAAATCCACTATCAGACTCTAACCCAACATTGCCCGGAGCGCTTGCATCTTCTACGAATGCCACCTCATTTTCTTCACTTTGGTCTTCGTTATCAGTAACAGTAACATGGGTAGCTATATCCGCCGTTCCAGTACACGAACTCGATGTCAGCGTATCGCTTATCCTTGCATCTGCTATTTCGCCCGCGTCGAAAAAGTCCGTTGCTGAATCCCCTGTGGCAGCGTCAACGGCAGTCAAAGCGGCCCCGCCCCCCGAGAACTCTGGGGAGAACAGAATCCCACTATACGGATTGTAGTAGAGATCGCCAATGTCCGCTTCTGCATTCACAGCACCCGCGGCGTCTGTGGTAAAGAGGATATCGTGGTTGTCGTTTGTCGCATCGTCGTCGGCCATTGTTATAGTAGTGGCTAATGTTGCGGTACCGGCCGTTGCTGCGTTCAAATTGGCAACTTGCGTTGGTGAAGTAACAACGAACGGGGCCGTGCCCTCGGCAATGTCAGAGATAAACTGAGTGCCGGTTATTGTAAATGCGCCAACGTCCCAATTAGCTGTCAAAGGAATCGTTCCATTAGCCAGTAGATCTCCCGTACCTGCTGCACTCCATACCAGAGCGCCGGGGTCATCATCCCACATGAGGATCCTATCCGCATCTGGATCGGCGGGGAAAAGGGTATCTGAACCTCCTACCGTAAGTGCCGTTTCAATTTCGTCAGCATTATAAATCGCCTTCCCGCCCTCAGTAATAGTTGCCCCTTCAAGCGTTCCCTCGAAAAAGCCGTCCGCAAACGACGCCGCCACACTACCCAAGTCGTAGGTATTGTCATTGCCGGTTGGTAGAATGTCCGCATCAACGGCATCTCCCCAAGAGTCTCCTCCACCAGCACCGGCCGTTAGATCGACCCATCCTACCCCGTCATAGAAGTATAGTTCGCCGTCCGTATCTGCATACAAATCGCCCTTAACTGGACTACTTAAAGGGTCTGCGTTCGGGTCAATGAATAGCGTGGCCCCGTAAAACTTGATGCGCCCAAGGTTCTCATCGAACTCGATTCTCTGTTCGGTACTCGAATAGCCGAGCCAGCCGTCAGGCTTTATGCGTATGTATTTCAACGCGGAGCCATCGGCATCCGGGATGTGGACCGTGGCGGTGATGGCGGGTTCGAGCATAGCAGACACTAAGCCCACCATGACAAATAAACCCATCAGTACAACTATCGCCTTTTTCATGGTTACTCCTTAGTACAAAAAGCCAAACAGATACAAGGTGTTCGTCGCGCCGCCGTCCTGGTTGGTAACTGTTGCCTTGATAAGCGTCCCAGCCGCGTAAGATTCGATCTTAGGAACACTGGTCGTTACCATGATAGGTTCTAATTTGCACGCATCATACTCAGCATCGACGTTAGCTAAGTCTGTTGCGGGTATGAAGTCTGTTTCCGCGCCATCAGCACCTATTGACAAGTCCGTCGTGCTGGCATCCGCACCAGCTACCAAAATAGCATGAGAGAGAACCAGCCGCTTCCCTACGGGTACGGTGTAGATGGTTGTTTCTGCGTTGGCCGCAAGAGACACCGTTGTCGCGCTGAGTAATGAGGCGGACTTTTCCTTTAAGTCCACGCCCATTGCCACTACCAAAAGGGCGAAACACACAACAATAATACTGAGCTTTTTCAGAGTCTTCATTTTGCCTTTCCCTTAATAGGTTACTGCTTCGCCTTCGTAAAATACTGCCTCGTTTTCGTAAGACACAATTTCTGCTACTATTGCATAAGAATCCTCACCTGCGTAATGCTGATTATGCACAAAGGCTTCCGCTTCGGCAAGTGTATCGCACTCAACAAACTGCAAGCGCGTTATATCGAAAGTCGCGGCATTCCCCGTCGTCGGAAATATCCTCAGAGTTTGTCCTGTAGGAGCCGTAGGCCCGGCGGGCAATATAGCAACATAATGTGTCCACCGATCCCCCCTGGCAATCAGTGACCTTTGACTAAGCAACGTACCCGTCCCGGCTATCCTTATAGCAATATCTTCTTCTGCGGCAGCAGTTGATGACTTGATGCTGAATGTCAAAGCATACACTTTGCCGTCATTCACTACCACAGGAGAGTACAACCATTCGGTATCGTCCGACAACTCAAATCGCCTGATACGCGATCCAAATAAACTTCCTGGCTGATCGGTAATCACAGAGCCACTATATATTCCTTGTTGTTCGACGGTGCAATCATTCCCATAATCCGTCACATTATTGACCATCGGCAAGCCTTCTACGATGAATCCCCTGCCAGTTGAACTCTCGCGGTAGTTCCGAGGCTTAGAAATAACAAGGGAACTTGTATCGTCCGCAATCATATCGGCACCGCCCGTATCGTCAAACATCGCCGTCTCTATTTCAACTCGGCTCACTCCAGTGATAGTCATTTCGTTATAAGTACCCGCCCCTCCCTCACCCCTGAACCATCCCACATCCAACACGGAATCGTTAACGAGTGCATTACCGGGGAATTCCGAGGCCGTGAGCTTTGTCGTATCCATCCATATCGTTCGCACTGTTTGCCCGGCCCCTTCATCGTCAAGAGTCACCGTGCTGGCATCGTCCCCTATACCTTCCCACCAGCCGCCGCTCAATCTATTCGGATGGCCTTGGACGTCGGTGTCCTTGAGAATTATTCCGAATCCATCACAATCCTCAAACCAATTGCCATTAAACTCGTTGCCATCTAAACCAACGGCTGATCCATTCAGATATATACAACACAATTTATTTGCCATAGATATGTTCTGTGTGAAATAGTTGAGATTCAGGGCTATTGCGCCATCACCGCTATCCTTGGCGTAGACATCGTAATTGCAACCCCTAAAAGAACAATACCGAACGTTATTTGCTATGGCCCCAAATGTTCCAAAGTCAATGGCGCGCGTACATCCGTTAAAGTAAACATTCACAATTTCTTCTTCGACTGTCGCCGCACTGTAATAAATACCCTTAGAGGTCAGCGCGTCGCCCCAAATAGTAAAATTCTCAAAACGCCTGCCCAAGGGCGAAGAGCCAGATGGAATGGGCCGATCAAGTCTTTCCGTTACAGTAATCACCGGGTTGGCCGAGTTTGTTTTTAGGATAGAATTTGGGCCGACCCCTTTTATATTAACCCAGCCATCCACGGAAACATTACACAGAAAGATGCCGTCGGGAATCAAGATGAACGGCTCGTTTACGTCAATCGCTGCCTGAATCGCCGTCGAATCGTCTACCGCATCATTGGGGATCGCATTAAACGGCGGATCTGTTATACTGACGTAAAATTGCTCCGATTGCGAATGCCGCGTCTGGCAAAAAGCAAGCGAACACAACAATAGGCTGATTAGAATAGACTTTTTACTGTGCATAATATCCTCTTGTAGCCATGTAGAATTCATGGATTGTTGCGGCGCTCATAGTCGATTGGTCGATTCCTATCATACCAAGCTCTCCTACCCATCCATTACCGTAGGCATCTGCTTCGCCCTGGGCGCCGATCCAAACGGCCTGCGTTCCGTTTTCTTTAACGGCATAGACCCCAGCGCCGTCACTGGCTGCATGGGCAGCATCCACCACTCCATCAACATATATTTTCATTCCATCCGAGGCGCTTTCTCCCGTACTCGCAGATGCGTAAGTGACTACGATAAAGTGCCATCCGGCAGCAATAACGTCATTGCCAATACGCCCTTCATAGGCCGTGTTGCCAGCAGACTCGTCATAGAATCGAAGATTGACCTTCTCGGCGGCGTCGATAAATAACTCCCATTCAAGCTGGGAGTTGGTATCGTCGTATTTTGCCATAATGGTCTTGACGTTCGCATCGGCGTATATCTCTACCCATGCAAAGAACGTGCAATCGTCATCGGTACCGCCCGTTGCAAGGCTAAGGTCGTCTGCGTCGGCAACGGTAAGATATTCATCGGTTCCACCTAACTCTAAAGACCATACCATTCCCTCGAAAGTCTGGTCTCCACTATCTACATTCTGGTAGGTAGCGTCGTGGTTTTCGATTGTTAAGTCTTGCTCGGTTGTGGTGGGTGTAATCCACGCCCATAAAGCAAGAGGGTCAGAACAGATATGCAAAACTTGCCCGGCCATGATATAAGATCGCTGATCGTTCCAGGGATCGCCAGAAATAGTGCTATCTGTATTAAGAACAAACTGGTCGTTATTTATTGTGCCATTGTTTGCTACGCCCATTTCGGCGCGACTATCTTCTGCGCCGTCAGTCCACGTTCCTGTCGAAGTTACATCCAAGAAGAACGCATCAGCATCAGCATCAGCCGTATCATCGTCGCCATAGATTTTTATAGAACCTATCTGTGTGGTATTTACAATAACAAAATCATCGGCTTGCTCCTGGATTTGCAAGCCCCCGCCGGTGATATCAACTTTGTCAGCCGGGGAAGGTGTTGTAAATCCAAAGTTTATTACATTAACGGCAATTGAATCCATTGTAAGAGCCAATCTCATTGCTGACGTTGCCCCGGTATCGGCATGGACATAAAAATCAAGCCCCACAAAATCTTCGTCGGCCTGTCCCTGTCGAGCTACAATGGCGGCTTGGCGATCTGGTCTGCCGGGGCCAGAAAATGCTATAGAAGCCCCGAAGTTATCCTCTCCATCCCCGGCCGTTTTATCTATAAGGAATAGTTCGTCCAAACCCCATGTCCTTGGGGCCGTGGTAAACTCTGTATCTCCGCGAAATGTTGCTATGGCGTTCGGATCGGTAGGGCCTACCATTAGATCACTGTCGAAATGAGCAACTCCGTCCACTTCAAGGATCCCTGAGATATCCAAACCACCCGTTAAGGTTCCTACGGCCTCGCCATCATTGACGGCCAAAGTGACATTGAAATCGTCCCCATCGTCGTACAAAGTCAACGTGCCTGCGTCGTACATTGAAAGGTTTCCCGCCGCAGACGTTGCCGTGCCCAAAGTCGTTGCCCCGATGATGTTCGTTGTACCCGTCACCGATAGATTTTCATGGATCCCGATAGTGGTATCCGTCGGCGATTCAATGACAGGATACGTCCCGTCCAGGTCGAACCGGATGTCCGTATCGTCCGTACCAGACCCCCCTTGAAGCTCGATGTAATCGTCGTTTGTATTGTCAATGGTCTCGCCGTTAACAAAGGCGATCGAGGTCAAGCCGGTCGTTGTCGTCAATACAAACTTGCTGGCTGAATCATCCCAGAACACTAACGCATCAGCGTCGGGATCGACCAGATAGTATCCCGTCCGCCAAGGACCGAAGAAGTCATGGCCGCCGAACTGGGCTTTAACCGGAAAGCAGCAGGCCATCACAATGAAAAATACACACAAAACATGCGCCCACAGAGGACGCGCTAAGTACCATTTAAACGTCTTCATAGTTATGACCTTTCTGTAAAGCGGATTTTCGCGCGTACGTCGTCAGTTGCGGATATGGCGGTGAAAAGGCAGATGATGTACCGTAAATCGTAGGTATCGAAGACTAATTTGGCTATCCCATCGCCCGCGGCGTAGTCATATTGACCCACAGAACCTATCCAGCGGTTAGTGAGTGAGGCGAAGGTGTCACAATAATACCGGGCCGTTGCGTCGTTAGTTGTTTGTTTGCCAGAGGTTAGGTTCACAGAGCAGATAAACTCTGCATCCCCCTTTTCAGGATACCCGTACAAAATGGCCGTAGCGGTATCGGCATCGACGTGCTCGTGGTCAAAACAAACAATGGCTACCCTTTTTGAATTGGGTACGAGAATACTTTTCCCGGTATTATTCCCATTGCCGTGGACATGAAAGTTGGTGTGGAAGTAGGCCCAAGTCTTTTGTGTGCTACTCAGGTCGCTTTCGGCGGTAGAAACGGTGTTTCTTAGGACGTGAAATTGTGCTTTGGACATCATTCTCTCGCTTTCTTTTGGGTGTTATGGGTGGTTTTTTGAGAGTTATATGGAATGAATAGCCGCAATTCCAGCACAGCGCAGCTATTTCGTAGTTGTCTCGGGTGTAATCAAAGGCATTCTCCGTTACAGCGCAAGGTTCTCCATGTGGGTTGTAGCCGAAATCCCGGCCGTTCATACCTCTATGGGCACCGCACAGCCCGCATCGCTTCGACTCTATGCTGTCAGCGATACGTGCCGGATCGCCCCAACTAATCGGACTTTGCTTATACATGTAAAGAACTATAAGTAAATCTTATTGACACGTCAAGGATATTGTATTAATATTTCTTATGACCTTATAAGGAGTGCTTATGGTACCCCCTATGATAAGAGCGACACAGAGACAATTGGTTGCCTATATATACTGTTATGCCTGGCGTATGAGCCAAAGGGAAGCAGCTATACAGATGGGCATTACGAACAAAAACGTGAATAAACTGCTAAAAAGGCTTAAAGTTAAAAACCCCGGCCTGTTTGAGATTAAGCTAAAACGTACCAGACGGCCGAGAACCTACAGTTTCATTGAAAACATAGACTCTGAGCCGAGGGGGTACCATAAGCATTCCTTATGACAGGATACCGGACTATCTACACATAAAGGAAAAACCATGAAAGAAATAGTAGAAGTCGTTCTCAAAGCACTACCCGCCATAAGTAAGGCTCAGAGCCAGCGATTCATCATCACCGCCGGGTCGATCTATTGTTTTTGGAGGTCCGGCACAAGCCCGTGGTGCGCCGTGGTCGTGGCTGGGATCTACGTCGCCAGCGTTACCATAGAGAAGACATTCAAGAAACATGAATGAAAACACCCCGTTTAAGCGGTACTATTGCGGCCCCGAGCTTAACGCGAGAGACTTGGCCGTATTCCACTACCGCAAGGATGAAGGGCTTTCCGTAAGAAAAACTGCCGAAGTAATGGGCATTGGCGTGAGGACTGTTTTGAGAACCGAGCAAAAAAAAGCATATCGAGACGTGGCTATCAAGGAAATGGAAGAGCAGGGCTTCCCAGTCAAGTCTTATATTGAAAAGATGATCGGCCTCACAGAAGCTGAAAAGGAAATCAACGTCAACGGGGCGCTTGCGGAGGTGGCCGATAACCCTATTCAACTGAGTGCTACGGAGGCTTTGGGTGATATTTACGGCTTGAAGGCCCCGAAAGACCTCAACCTTAAACATACGATGGACGCCGTTGGGGATGATGAACTTGAAGACGCCCTCAACAAATCAGCGGAAGAAATAAATGGACACGACGCGCATCGTCTTACCGGTACACCAATGTCGCAAGCAATTGTTACGCATACAACAACTCAAAAGCAACCCGACATGGTGGGAAAGCCCGGAGAACAAGAACTTAGCCCGCCAGATCCTCGAACGGTCTAAAGAACACTTCTACCAGTACGAGCCCTATTACAACCGCAGGGACGGTAAACCAAGCTGGCAGTGGGATTTCATGGCGGCCGCCGGCAGCTACAAGGGCCGTACAGCCCTTGGGGGTAACCGGATTGGGAAAAGCGATCAGGGGGCCTATGAGTGCGTTCTGGCCGTAACTGGCAAGCATCCGTTCCGGCAGTTCCCTAAGAAGGGTAAGCTGTGGATCGTCGGTCTCGACTACAATATGGTCAGGGATGTCAACTTACCCAAGTTCGACAAGTTCCTGCCCCGTGGATTTCGCATCAATAGCCATTTTAGTAAGGCCGACAATATCTGGTATATCGAGGGGGCGGGCAGGGAATGGATCGTACAGTTCAAATCTTCGGACTCCGGCCGGGCCAAGTTCCAGGGCGAAGCTGTTGATGGTATATGGTTTGATGAAGAGCCTATTAAGACAGACATATGGCCCGAGTGCAAAAGAGCTTTGATCGATCGGGCCGGGATATGGTGGATGACCGCAACGCCGGTCAATGGTACGGCGTGGCTGAAGGCCCTTACGGAGAAAGACGACGTCTTCGACACCTACGGGGCTATGTGGGACAATCCTTACATACCGGAGGATGAGGTTGCCAAGGAGGCCGCGGACCTATCGGAAGACGAAGCCCTGGTGCGTATCGAGGGTAAATACTTAACGTTTGGCGGATCGCCCGTGTTTCATATTCGGCTATTGAATAAGATGATAAACGGTCTAAAGAAAGACCTTCCAGTCACAGACGCTATCCTTTATGAAGCCGCTTAAATATCGACTCCCCGGCCCCTCCGATAAGTACAACACAGAAATCGTACAAATCTATCAGAAGCCGGAAAAGGGAACGAAATACAGCATTGGCGTGGACGCCGCTACAGGGTTTGGGTCAGATTACACTTCCATTCAGGTGTGGTCTAATCGCATCCCCTTCGAGCAAGTGGCGTGGCTTAGAAGCAAGAAGATCACAACTGTCGTAGGCTCTGAGGTCTTATGGTACCTATCGAGATACTATAATAATGCCTTTGATGTAATAGAGACCAAATACCCCGGCAATGCTTATGTGGACAATCTGATTGAGGTTCACGGGTATGGCAATCTTTACAAGCGAAAACAGCAGTTAGACGAAGATCCAAGCGTATCAAGCAAGTTCGGGATATGCACCACAGAGGCCGACAAGCACTTCCTTATCAATGAGGGTAAGCGATTGCTTGAGAATCCCGATGGCCCACAGGTTATTTTCCACGACCAAACGACCTTATATGAGTTTTGTAACTACGTCTACG